ATTGGTGATAAGAAAGTCAAGTTTGATTTTGATGCAGAGCTTGCTGAAGAAAGAAGACTAGTTATTTCCGGCCGATATCCGAATAAATCTCTTAACATTCGAATTGTAATGAAAGATGCCATTTACAAGGGTGAAGTACCTGAAACTGCTTTACCGTTTGGCTTTAATGGAATTCCGGTTCTTAACTTATCCGGAAAACTTTCAACAGCGGAAGGAAATTTAACAAATATTCCACCGATTCCGCATGTATACAAAGCAACAAAAGGAAAGATCAAGCAACCAAGTACAGCCTCAAATCTAATCTTTTCAGGTCAAGCTGGAGACAACGAAAGACATGATACTAGAATCTATTGGGGTATCAAGAATACAAGAATTGAAGACGATAAAGTCACTTCAAATGCCATTCTTCAATCAAATCTTTCAGGTAAGATATCCAGGTTAACTAGAGCATATACCAAATTTATGGGACTCCCAAGCGGAGATTTATCCATCGGGCAAATGGTCTCTGATCCAAATACATTTAATAACAATAAATTTACTTTGGCACAAGTTGCACTAGGAAAAGCAATTACTACTGGTGGAGTTCAAGCATGGGATGCATATGAAGTAGCGAGTATTTCAAACATCGGATCTCCTGTATCCGAAATGAAGAATGCTTGTTATATCAGAAACGGTTCTTGGGATACTAGTGATTATACTATTGCAGATCCATTTGCAACCGGAATGAGTAGATTAACATTTGCTTCATTGGTTCATGATGATACTGCTAACAACTTCAATAAATTCTCTAAGTATATGAAGTTCACCAATGTTTTCTACGGAGGATGGGATGGATTAAATATCTTGGATGGTGATATCGAAGATCTAAACGATAAAGCGGCTTCGTCTGAAACATCAGATGGAGGTAAGGCCGGAATGGTAGCTCATGGTTTAGGACTAGTTGGAACTAATTCAACTCCAGGAACAGAAACTGCAATGATGGGAGAAGGAAAAGACAACAATATTATTTCTTCTTATAGACAAGCTATTTCTATGATGACAGATCCTATGACCGTTCGAACTCATCTTTTAGCCATACCAGGCATTAGAGATCCATACGTCACAAATCATGCTGCTAACTTGACAAGAGATTATTCGATGGCCATGTATTTGATGGATATTCCTAACAGAAGTGAAGCAAACGCTAGAATATTTGCAGGAGACAATGCGACACCTGATGTTGAATATACTGCAAACGATTTTGAAGGAAGAGCAATTGACAATAACTACTGTGCATCATACTTCCCAGATGTGTATATTACTGATCCGATTAACAATCGAAGGGTATTGGTTCCGGCGTCTATAGCGGCCCTTGGAGCACTCGCCTTTAATGATAACGTAAGTTATCCTTGGTTTGCACCTGCTGGTTTCAATAGAGGCGCTCTTGATTTCGTAGAGAACGTAGACACTAGATTGGCTGTGGCTGATAGAGATGATTTGTATGAACGACGAATTAATCCAATTGCTAACTTTCCAAATGGCGGTTTTGTGATATTCGGTCAAAAGACAATGCAAATTAACCAATCTGCTTTGGATCGAGTAAATGTAAGGAGGCTTTTGTTAGAAGTCAAAAGACAAGTCGTCGAAGTTGCCAACGTTGTTCTGTTTGAACAGAATACACCGCAAACTCGTGCACGGTTTGTAAATCTAGTTCAACCTCGCTTGGCATTAATTCAGGCTCAAGCAGGTATTGAGAAATTTAGAGTTATTTGCGATGACACAAATAATACACCAGCAGACGCCGAAGAGAATAGACTCAACGGAAAAATCGTATTGATCCCGACAAGAACAATTGAATTTATTGCGATCGATTTCATCGTTACCAATGCTGGAGTTTCCTTCGAATAGGATACTTAATATTAAAGAATTAACAATTTTAGAGGAGCTATAAAAATGGCAGAAAGAATTTTAAGAAGTCCGGGTGTAACTACGCAAGAGTTAGATCTTTCAGCACCCGGGTCTGTTAAACCTCAAGGGATACCGGCTGCAGTCATTGGGACTGCGCAAAAAGGTCCTGCATTTGTTCCAATCAATTTTGCTACCAAATCTGAATTTGCAAATCTTTTCGGCGTAGCTGAAGGGAAGCATTTTGGTATGTTGGCAGTAAACGAATGGATGACAAATGCAAGATCCGGAATTTTCCTTAGGGTCTTAGGAGCAGGAGACTGCAAGAAAAAGGACACTAATAACATGACCACTAATGCTGGTTTTGTTGTGGGTCAAATGCAAATTAACTATTCCGGTACCGGATATGATGCAGATGGATCATCCAATGCTCAGAAAGCAACCGACCTGGAAACGGCCGGTTCTGCACATAAACCAAAGACAAACCCTTATGCTGGGAATGGATCAATTGGATTTATGACACTAGGTGCTGTTACTGGAGAGCAAACAGTCGCAGGTCGTGCAGAAATTAGCAAGGTACTTATTCTTGATAATGATCCCAATACGGTGTCCAACTATGATGGAATGTTCATCATCTACCATTCCACCAATGCGGATACCGCATCGCCAACAGTAGGAAAGAACATTGTGTTCTTAAGTGCTCAAGCTGAAGGTACAGCTGCCAATGGTGCTAGATCGGTTTCCGGAAATAAAATCTTAGATGGTTATTCTACACTTTATGATTTCTCATCTGAGGCACCTGATAGTCTCAGAATCGCAGATATTAGTGGAGCAACAACGAATAGAGGCGCTATTGCAACAGCAATCGCAGCTGTTATTACTTCAAACCCAAATAATGCAGTTGGATCTACAATCGCAGAAGATACTGGTCATATAGCAACTCCTGCAACTCTTGTTATCACAAATGATCACTTTGGAAACGTTCCAAATATTAGCGTAGGTTCTACGAATACTACTAAAGCAGTTGCAGATTACTTGAGTATAACGACAGGGCCGACCAATTCTACACAAGATGGTGGTGTTTCAGTTGCTGGGATCGACACAGTAGATGGGGTTGCTTTCTCACAGACAATTACATTCGGTGACTCAATGGTAATTGATGATACCTTATTGACTTTGAAAGCACAGGGCTCAGGTAATACTCGTATCTTCGGCTGGTCTTCGGATGGCTCTGCTTCCGGCGCCGCTGATAGTATCAATACTACGACAGATAATACAGTGAAAAAAGCAATCGGTGCTTTGTTGAAACTTTTGGTGACAGGTATTGATGCCGATCAAGAGAATGGAATAAAAGACATTGCAGCTTCAACAGTAAACCAAGCTAATCTGAACGGTGGTTCACATAATAACATGCAAATTGCTTATGCACATGCAACTCAAGTATTGACTATAACGCAAGCTGCAGCCCATACTGATGCATTACCCCTAACGGCCGTTGCTGTTGAGCAGAATGCAAATGCTGGTGTAGGTTCTACTCATTTCCTATCATGTGCAATGAAAACTGCAGATAATGAAGTAGATTATTTAGGAGTCGCCAACGCTGCGGAAAAACAGATCTTAAGAGGTGTTTTAATGTTCCCAAGTGGTGTTCTTCCAGGATTAGAAGATGCATCTGGTGGAATTACATCTGCTCAAATGCCGGCAGCTACATATGGAACATATGCCACAGGTAAAGATGAAGGTTCAGATGTTGGAGATATTACAGACGGTGTTTTCAAAATGGTTCTGAATGGTTATAGTAACTCAGATTACGATGCATTCTTAACAGGCTCATTTGATCCTACTTCCCCGATTTATTTCCCAAGAGTGTTTAATACTGATCCTTCCAAGATTCAAGAACGAGGTCATTACTTGCATGCTCATTATGATGTTCCTGCAGGCCTAGCACTCACAGTAAGTGCTGCCGATAACGTACAGTTGCACCCTGGGTATTGGAATGCAAATGCTGCTGGAGCCGCCGCTGATTCGGATGTTGTTGCTGGTAACATTGATAAAGTAGATTCATTTAGCTCTGTAGCAAATCACCACTATCCAAATTATGATAACTGGCGTGCTAAATTTTCTCATGCATTTACTCCATGGATTATTTCACAGAAATTAGGTTCATCTATCCAGAAATTGTTTAGATTTCACCTGTTAGATGCTGGTGTACCTGCTGGTAATAGCTACAAAGTTTCTATAGCTAATATTGCTAAATCTCAAGATGCGGCTTCTGATTATGGAAAATTTGATGTTCTTATTAGAGATGGTGGAGATTCTGATACCAAGCCGATAGTTCTACAAAGTTTTTCCGGTGTCAATCTAAATCCTTCTTCCGATAGATATATTGCTAGAGTAATTGGTGATCAAAACACTTACTTCGATTTTGAAAAAAATGAAGGGAATCAGAAATTAAGAACAGAAGGTCTATATCCTAACAGGTCTCAGTATGTTAGAATTGAAATGAATGCTGCAATTGAGAATGGCACAATGGAAGCAACTGCTCTTCCGATGGGGTTTGCTGGAAAGCATCACTTAGTTTTAGATGGTGCTAGTCTGTATAAGCAAGACGGAGGAGGTACCTTAGAGATATTTGAGCCACCACTTCCATTGAGGCAGAATGTATCTGTTGGATCTGGAACAACTAAAGTTGTTGATTCTAGATATTATTGGGGTGCACAATATCAAGATATTCGATCTGTATCTACCAGAAATAAGCAAACTGGAATGATTTCATTAGTCCATAATTTGACTAAATGGTTTCCAGAGATTGGTGGTCAAGCTGCATGGGTTGGCGATAATGCTAACACTCAAGATCCATCATCTGGTGGTCAAGCTTTAGATGCTGATCTGTACAACAACAATCTATTCACCCTGGAAAGATTATTTGTAAGGTGTCTATCCCAAGATACAACAAAAGCAGTCGACCCAACTTGGTGGCATGAAGCAATTTATGTTAGAGATGCATCCGCTGTTCCAAAGATTATGGGAGCTGGTGACTTTTTCTATGATGGAATTGATGACAGTGCTGTAACTTCGCGAAAGATAGCAGATAATGGTTATCGATATTTAGATGTTTCCAAAGACTTTAGTTCTACTGCTTCAAAAAGATACTATAAATTCACTGTACCTTTTCAAGGCGGATTCGATGGATTGGATATTTTCGATCAAGAGAAGGCTAAAATGAGCGATATGTCATCATTTAGAGAAATGTCAAGTAACTCATCTTCTGTGTTAGGTGGTCCAAATGGGCCTACAACTGCTGCTTTCCGCAAAGGCTTAGATATCTTAGCTGAAAAATCTGATGTTGATTGCCAAATCCTGGCGACGCCTGGAATGAGGGATACTGGTATTACCGATTATGCTATCGACAAAACAGAAGAACGCTTTGATGCGCTCTACATTATGGATATCCCGGCAATTGATCACGAATCATATTTAGTGACAACTTCTGCACAAGAAACCAGTGTTTCCAATACTGCTCAACAGTTATTTGATAGAAACTTAGATACATCTTTTGCAGCTTGTTACTTCCCAGATCTTGTCGTTAAAGACGGATCTATATCTGTTGTTGCTCCCCCTTCTGTTTCAGTACTTGGTGCACTCAGTCTTAACGACTTAGTAGCGCATCCATGGTACGCACCTGCAGGTTTTGCAAGAGGTGCCTTGGCAAATACTATTGAAACAGCAGTGAAGCTAAATAGAACAAACATGGACGTATTATACGAATCCGATATTAATCCCATCACTTCTTTCCCACAGACGGGCGATTCAGTCATTGTCTTTGGTCAGAAAACAATGCTTCAAGCTCAATCAGCTTTGGATAGAGTAAATGTAAGAAGATTGTTGATCGATATTAGAAGAAAAGTCAGATCCGTTGCAAACACCATCCTGTTTGAACCTAACCGAGAAAGTACACTAGCTAAATTCTCGGCACTAGTTAACCCCATCCTCGGTCGTATTCAAGCCCAGCAAGGCTTAGATCGCTATAAAGTTGTAATTGATACAACAACGACAACACAAGAAGACGTTGAAAATAACACGATCCGAGGAAAGATATTCTTGCAGCCAACTAGAAGTATTGAGTTCATCTCATTAGACTTCGTTGTTACAAATGCTGGCGCGGAAATCTAAGTCAAAGTATAGTTATTAATAAGAATCATCTAATTTTAGGAGAATAAAAATGGCAGAAACTCTATCAGTACAAGATATGTTGCCGAATAAATTTGAGCCCAAAAGAAAAAATCGTTGGATTTTTGCTCTTGAAGGAATTGACTCCTTCCTGATTAAAACGGCCGCTCGACCAAGTGTCACTATCGAAGAACAAGCAATCTCATACATGAATTCAAAAAGATATGTTGCGGGACTTGCTTCGTTTGAAACCCTTGCAGTTACCTTGCATGACCCCATCGCACCTTCTGGTGCACAACAGGTTATGGAATGGGTACGTACCCACTTTGAATCTGTTTCCGGTCGTGCCGGTTATGCAGATTTTTACAAGCGAGATTGTCAATTAAAGCTTGTTGACCCTGTAGGTACCGTTATTGAATTGTGGGATATCAAAGGTGCATTTTTAACGAATGCTGGTTTCGGCGATGTCTCATATGAAGACGGAGCCCCAATGGAAATTTCGTTAACTCTTCGTTTTGATAATTGCGTATTACAATACTAATATTCGTAACAGTTATTCTAGATGGCCTATGAAATCGAATTTTTCATAGGCCATTTTTTCTTTTGGCCATAATTAATAACAAGGTTGATGAGAAAGAATTTTAAATCTTTCATCGATTAATTTGTACACAAACACATTATCGGGATAGAATACCAATAGATAATTTTAGTTAATTTTTAGTTATGGAGTAAAAATGGCCAAACGTAAAGGTAATAATGTGCTTACCGAGGGTGGAGCACCAGAAGGGAGTATGGCTCAAGGTTGGACAGGACCGAGAGGCGATATTCTTAGAGATGAATTTGGATTAGAGATTCCAGTGGAAAATGTTCCTCTTCCGTCTCTGGGCACAGTGTATCCGCCAGATCACCCTCTTCACATGCAAGAAACAGTTCAAATCAGAGCAATGACCGCCAGAGAAGAAGATATTCTGACATCGAAAGCACTGATTAAGAAAGGGACGGTTATTTCAGAGTTAATTCGATCATGTTTAATTGATAAACGAATTGACCCTAATGACATGCTTTTGGGCGATAGAAATGCTTTAATGGTTGCATTAAGAATTACCGGTTATGGAGCAGAATACAATATCGATGTAAGTTGTCCATCATGTTCAGAAAGAAGTCGTCAAACATTCGATCTTTCTCAATTGCCAATTACTAGACTTAAGCAAGAGCCAATTGCTTTAGGTTCCAATGTTTTTGAAACAGCGATGCCCAAGAATAGGCCAACTGATCCGGATCTCACTATTAGATTCCGACACATGACCGGTATCGACGAACAACAAATATCTCAAATGCAAGAAA